GAACCAAACCAATCGTGGGTACAATAATAAGAGTACGATGTCCGAATGTTTGGAAATAATGTTGCTGTAGTAAATAGATAATTAAACTCTTACCAGATGATGTTGGGCTGAGTGATAATGAACGCCTCTTAGCAATAGCGTTTTCTACATATTCAATCTGATAATCACGAGGAATGAATTTGCAATTAATTTCTTTTGCGAGGTCAGTTACATAATTGGATTCAACTGGTTCATCTTTCCATTTGTCTGGTATATTACACTGATAGCCTCTATCGTGACAAAATTTCTGTAAGTGTGGTAGAAGGCCAACATATAAAATTGGTTTAAAAGGACTAAACATTCGAATAATGCCATCCCATACTCGTGCCTTGAATCTGGGATTAAATTGATAACCCTCTGGTCTGAAACTGAAATGGTCTGCAAGTTCTGTCTTTACACTAGCCTCAGCAATGACGCGCATATAAACTGCATCAATTTCTTCGACTGTAATTATGTCACTCATAATTTAATTGCCAACAATAATAATATTGCGATTAATAGTATGTTTGTGAAAAAGATACCTATTGCTAATATTGTATGATACCAAATCCATCTTGTTTTGTATGCGTTCTCAATTGTTATTTCATTTGGATCTATATCATCAGACATCATGTCTATGACAAGAGTTTCCTGTTGCTGAACCTCAGGCTTTTTCCAAAACTTTGTAAACCAATCCATTAATAATCTCCTGCCTGGAATTTCAAGATGTCAATCATGTTTTTAACAATAAAATTCCTGCTGTGTATTGTTTTTATTATATCTTCTAAATAATTTGAATTCGCGCTATGGTAATCTATAGTCAAGCTTAATTTAATAACATCTTTATCTGCTTGGATATATTTGTCTATGTCATTGCGCAATACTTTTAATTGAAAAGGTTTCCACCCATGTTCTTTTAGAGTCTGCTCATCCATGGAACCATCATAATAATGACGTTTTTCCATTTCAAGTTCTTTGTATTCTGCTTTAAGTTTTTTGACGCGAAGAACCTCCCTGAAAAAGAGGTTGTAATATTTACTGTGAAGTTGTGGGATTCTTTTGCTTTCACCAACTAAATTGGTTTCGTCTATCGGTGAGTCAACTGCCCACATTTTTGATATATCGTCTGTATTCATTATATAGAAATTCCTGTACTATTTTAGTACCATTATATCACGAAAAGATTGTAATGTCAACCGTTTAAATGGTTTCAAATATAAAAGATTCGTATCTCATTGTCACGTCACAAGTTGCGTAAGCAATATCTTGTGTATTTACATTCAGCTCAATACCACCTAGGGTTACTGGGAATGCTTCTTTAAAAGTAAATTTAATGTTTGGATTTTTATGACTGTTTGTTATAACGACACTGATATCAGAAGCCAGTGTTGCATTACCTTTATCATAATCAGCATATTGTTTTGTTGATTCTGGAGCACCAAGCCCTTCCATCCATCTTAAAACTTCTTTATAGTTATTCATTTGCTCATCAACAATAAATTGAATTGTTAAGTCATCATAATTAAGTTGGTCCTGAGGTTGATACATTGTTCTCAGTGGAGTCGCCATTGCGATTGGTGTACCACTCACACCTGGTATTGAAATACCTTGTGCAAAAAATTCAACATTCGGCATTCTATCAACGCTGATAGTAAATGAGGCTGGTGAAAGATAATTATTGATAATTTCGGGCATGACAAATCCTATAAATAAGTATATATTGCTTTATACTATTTATCCAATTTGAGGAATTAAACTATGAGAATCAAAGCCCTATCATACGAGATGGACACCGACGGTCTAGCCATCCACGAAGTCGCAAAACTTCACGAAACCTTTTTTACAGCTAAAAAATATGACTGGTGGTATGAAGTACTTCCAGGAGACACCGTTATTGATATTGGTGCTGGGAATGGTATGTTTACAGCCAAGGCATTAGATGCTGGTGCTGAAAAAGTCATCATGGTCGAGCCTAATAAAAGATTATTAAAGACCGCTATTAAAAATGTTGCTGAATATTATATGGACACTGATAAACCAAAAGTCCATGCGGTACATGCAGCAATCGGTAAGACTGATATTGATAGAGGAAACATTTATCAATTTCCAGAATATAGGGACGAGGAAGAGGAATGTAAGCTAATGTCATTCAGAGAACTGATTGACAAGTATGATTTGGATCACGTTGATTTTTTAAAGATTGATGCTGAGGGAGCTGAATTGAATTTTCTTTTGGACCATACAGATTATATTTCGGCCCACGTTCGTCACATGGCAATAAATGTACATATAGATGCTCAATATGGCGCTGCCGAAAAGTTTCATAAGTTTAGACACAAAATTTTAAAGCCATTTAATGATACAAATCGTTTAAGATTTATTGATGAGTCATTAAGAGAAAAAATGCTTGATAATGACCACATGCGTTTGTTGCCGAAAGAGTTTATGGCTTATATTACAAATTGGTAGTATGACACTTTATGACACTTTTACGTACCATAAAGAGTCGACATATTACATTTTGTATGACACTTCTACCTTAAAGTCTTTTGTCCGTCTCTTGGCTTGCCAGTTCTGGCCATCTCTGATTGATAACCATTAATAAGTCTATCTATTTTATAGCTTTCAATCCAAGGACTTCTTCTGATAGCTCGTTTTACAGCTTGTAATTCGAGTTTTCTTTCGGGGTTCATAGGTCCCTTCATTTCCTTATGCACGATATCAAACAACTGATAAAGTTTATTTTCTGAAAGACCTTTTAATAGGTCAGTAGCTTCTTTATCAAAGTTTCTATTTCCTGTATATTTTCCATCTGATTTCATATTCATACTCCAGTTATTCCTGTTACTAAATTCATTGCGACTGCTGTTCCCGATATGGAGGACCCAATCATAATAGCCCTATCACTCCAAACCATACCGACATATACCCAACATATTGTAGAGAGCAAATATGATAAGTTCCCAAATTGGGGTTGTCCAGCACTAATGAGGAAAACACCACTTACGGCCAACGCTGTGGCTACCCATTTCACATACCAATCTAGTGTCCCAGTTGGTGTGGTGGGGGTGAGATCTTCAACTTCATGTTGTAATTCTGAAAGTTCTTGTTTCAGTCTTTTTCGTTCGGCGGATAAGTCTTGAGCCAGTTTTCTGGCTCTACTTTCGGACTCTGTGACTTTATATTCTTCTTTATTCATATGGACTCCGCTTTATAATCCTCAAACATATTTCGAGCATACTTAGCCATTTGTTCTAATTTGATAACAGACTTTTCTATATCATCAAGATCTATTTCACGTAATTGGTCACCAATAAGAAATGATTCAAAGTGGTTCTCTATCATAGTCTCTATTGGGAATACTTCTTCCATTACAGGTGTGTCTGAATTTTCACCTAGGAAAATGCACACAGATATTCCATTATCGTCGAGGTGCAAGCTTGTGTCAACTTCAACATCAAATTTATAGTTTTTCATTACAAAGTCTCCAGGTCGGTTTTAAATTGGTTAATAGGTGTTGTCTTTTTCCAAAAGTGCAAGGTTCGTTTAGACTCTGCAATTTGTTTCTTAAGTTTTACAATTTCTTCTTTTGTAAGGTTTAAGATACTTAATGCGAGCAATCGGTTTGTGTCACCTCCAGTGCCCGATGTCTCTTGCATTATCTGTTTAATGACCTGCGCTTTGGAATTATCCTTAAACACAATACGACCATCAACATTTGCCTGAACAAATTCCATTTTGACATTAAGCCAACGAACCTCTTCCTCATACTCTGCTTTCCTAGCATCGATTCTTTGTTTTAATATACCTAATCGGTAATCACAAAAATCTTTAATCAGCTGTCTAGCATCATCATATTCACGAAGTTTTCCTTCGTAATCAATTACAGTAAGGTTTTGAGCAAATGGTTTTGCCAATTTAAACTTACCGATTATTTTAGATCGAGTCCATTTTGCAGAGATGTTCTGCTTTAATTTCACCTCGAACTTAAATCCTTGTTTGTCACAGAGATCATCATATGATACAATATCACCTTCGTCTTCCAAATTGTCTAGTACCTTAACATATGATTCTCTATCAAATCCGTATGGCACTTCTGAAATGAGCAGTTGCGTTTTAGACTTTTTACTGTAAGTGCCACACGAGATATACTTTTTAGGATCTTCCTTATTCTGTTCTATTGTTCCATTAAACTCTGGGAATTTGAGATTAATGGGTTTTTTAATTTCTTTTGTTTCCAAATATTCAACACAAGCTTCAGTAACACTGGCAGGACAATGAGGTAGAATATTAGTAGCAAAACCTGTCGCGATACCTTTCGTTCCATTAATAAGGACCAAAGGAATGGCTGGCAGATAAAATGCTGGTGGTTCATGTTCAGGGTCATCATGAACTGGTGATAAATCCAAATCTTTTACATATTTGCCAAAGTTATCATGGAGACGTGTATAGACATACCTTGCCGCCCCAGCTTCCTGGACCAGTCGAGTACCGAATGAACCTCGGCCTTCAACTAAACATATATTGTTATTCCATGTCGCTGCCATTAACTGACCTGCACCAGCTGCCGAAGCCTCTCCATGGTTATAACCATAATCGGAAATGATACCAGACACAGCCGATACCTTTTTAAAATCTTTCTTTGAGTTAATCAATGAGGAATAGAGATAGAATCTTTGGACTGGTTTCAGACCATCAATCATATTTGGTATCGCTCGAGATTCAACTGTGTACATCGCGAATGATTTCCATTCATTTAATGCAACCTTTGAAATCGGATACGGGGTACCTAATTTATTCTCACTTGTAAACATAGTTAAATCACTCATTTAAACATAAACTCCTTTCGTAGACTTGAATCTTTACCAAACATCATTTGAAACATATCAGCATCATCTAAAGTGACGACATCATATTTCGGTTGATTAATAATAGTACTATATTCATCTTCTGTCAATGAACCTAGACCTTTAATGTATCTGTGTTTGTAATTCTTTTCTTTGTCTTTAAATGCAATGGCATCCTCGTAAGTATAAAACCATTTAATGTCGTCGCCCTTTGAACTAATCATAATTGGAGTTCTTGTAATCATCACTCTCTGTTCAGTTAAAAGTCGAGGCCAAAATTTATAAAAGAATGCAATAAGCAATGGACTTATGTGACCGATACCATCATGGTCAGCGTCTGTAAGCGTTGCGACATATTGATATGTCATATCATTAACCGAGTCAGGATTATTAATGTCAAGTCCTAATACAGCTACCAATTCACTTAATTCTTTATTCTTTAATACATCAGCAGGTTTCATATCCCAGGTATTCATAATCACACCACGTAAGGGAAATGCACCAATCTTATTTGGGTCTCTTACCTTTAATAGGAAACCCATTGCAGAATCGCCTTCCACAATTTTGAGTGTTGCGTCATCTTTATTAGCAGCGATGTGTTTTGCAACCTTCACTTTTCTTAATTTTTTCTGAGCCAATGTAGCTGCACGTTTATCAGCAGCAAGTTTCTTGGCCAATTGAGCCTCTATAATAGGATCAATAATTTCTTCTGTGTTTAAGATCTTTCTAGCAAGAGACTGGAAATCTTTAATCTCTGACGCTTCCACATGTTCTTTAATATTAGACATTGGATTGGTCAGACGTTCCTTTGTTTGAGAATCAAATTTAGGATTCACAAAGTTACGTGCAAACATTACAAAAGTTAGCCCACCTTTAATAGTGGCTTTTACAATTTCGATTTTGTGTTTGCGTTTAATCATTACAGCCAGTTCTTCACAGATACCATTTGTAATATAATCTACGTAGTTACCACCTTGTCTTGTATTCACACCATTTATAAAACTGTTGGATCGAAATCCGTCCTCAGATGTGGCAAAGAACATTGAAAGGTTTTCACTCTTCTCTATAATAGTAGTTTCATTAAATAAAGCAGCATATTTTTTAAGGTCAGTAACCTGTATGCGACGCTTGTTAAAATGAAACTTAATTTCAGGGAATGCCATTTGGAGAGAAATTAATCTATCCTCTATTAATGACACAGTATCTAGTTCAGATAAAGTATTGACCTCAAATAGTCCAAAGTCTGGTATAAATGAAACCTCAGTTCCGGACCCAGCCTTCGCACCCTTCTTTATATTAAGAGTATCAGCTCCATTTTTACAATGAACTTCGATTGACTTTCCATTGGACCATGTACGACCTATAAATTTCTCTGAAAGGAAATTGGTTGCGGCCGAACCGACACCGTTGGTACCGATTGTCACTCTTTCGTCATCAAATGAAGTACCCGCATTGACTTTGGTCCATGCAGCTACTGGTCTTAATATTTCTTCTTTTGAAGCTTCGTCATATATCTTATCTTGTGGTATACCTCGACCATTATCGGTCACGGTAATTTTATCACCATCAATAGATACATTTATTTTATTAGAGTACTTAAAGTTCGTGCGGATAGCTTCATCAATCGCATTGTCAAGTATCTCGTCCACCATTTTAGATAAGGCAGGGACATATTGTGACTTCTTCCAGTCACCAAGTACAAAACGCTCAATGTCTTCACGGGAACTAGATCCCATGTACATTCCTATCCTTTCACGGACGTGTTGTCTAGCTGTTAATATTCTAAATTGTTCGCTCATAAAGTGCAATTCCTCATTTCAGGTACCATTATAACAGGTTACAAGCTAAATGTCAACCATTATTTTAATTATTTTTTCGTTCTACGTGTTGACATCTGCTCTCGGGTATGGTACTATATAAAAGAAATGAAAACTTACGAATTACAATTATTTTTACCCAACGTGTTGACATTAACAAGCAATTGTGGTATAATGGTTGTATATTAAAAAGGAAAAGGAGAAAATATGTCGAATTTGAAAAATTATGGGTGGCACGATAACATGTTTGAAACTGTTATTGCAGAGGATGCTCAAGGGCTTCTAGAGAACGATATTACCGATGTGGTAATAGAACACGGTTTACATGCCGACGATGATAGAGAAGAAATTTTAATCAGGATTGCCGAGGATAGGATTGACGCCCTTGAAAATGGCTATGCTACACAATAGGAGAAAGAATGACTATAAGTAATGAAACAGCTAGAATATTAGCAATGAGTTCAGTCAGAGATGGCGAACAGAGATACACCGAGGACCAAATCAGGTCGATGGTTGGAGCCCCTTCAAAAGAAGAGGATGAGGTATGCCTTTGCGGCGATAAACTAACCGAGTGTAACGATAGCTATGCTCACATGACAAGCGGAGTGTAACAATGAGGGATTATAAAGAAATCGCTAAAGACCTCGCTTACGGCGTTGGTATGGTCACTGGAGTGGCGTTGGTAATAACTGTACTGTTTCTCTTAGGTGAGGCAGTCAATATGACCAAGGACAATGTCAGATTGGCCATGGCCGTACCATTCTTCGGATATTTTACATATCTATTTGGTGGTCTCACTAGAGACATGCTGAATAGGAAGAAGTAATATATCAAAAAGTTATATCGTTATAACAAAATATTATAAGAAATCGTAAAATAAGT